ACTCCATGCGTTTACAAGGGCAAGCAGGAGAAGGCTAAGATTAAGGAACGAAGTGAATGCAAGACGAAAACGGATAGCAGAATCAATAAGTGGACACTTCAGGAAAAAACCATATTTAGAAGATTTATAGAGCGACATGGATGTTGCTTCAACACGGACACTTCAGGAGGTAGACTCGGCCTATACGGAAAGACGTACTCCCGGTTACGAAGTGTCCGTCCTTTTTTAAAATATATAGGAGAGATAATGAAACCAGAACAAGACCCGGCAGTACGACTAGGTAAAATAACTGGAGGTAATGCTTCATCGTTCCTAGGGTTGAACAATTACCAAACTCCAAATGAAGCCTGTGATCAGTTTTGGGGTAAGACACCTCAACCAGATTTAACCAAAAACAGATTTGTTCAATCTGGGATATGGTCTGAACCAATGATAGGTAAGCGATTTGCAAAAGAGATGAACCTAAAGATTAGAGTTATAAATCGCACCTGCGTTTCTAAAGATTGGCCTTTAGCACAAGGACACATTGATGGAAAGATTCAGGGCCAGAATGTAGGGTTGGAAATTAAGACTGCTTCTGAGTTTAGGAAAAAGGACTACAGTGAACATTTAGCCCCTAACCCTAGAATCCCTATTCAGTATAGATGCCAGATTAACCACTACCTGTATCTGACAGGCTGGGATTATTGGTGGCTAGCTGTCTTGATAGGAGGTAATGATTTTAGGGTATTTAAGATTGAACGTGACGAAAAGGCTATTCAGGAGCAGGTAAGGAAGCTCAAAGAATTTTATAATACTTACCTACTGCCGGGACTGTCCCCCCCTGCACAGACACCCGATGAAGCACTTTATATTTTCCCAAGTGCTGACCCGGAAGAAAGAAGTGTGGATGCAAGTCCATTGTTTATGAGTCTTATTGCAGAAGCAAAGGATATTGCAGAAGAAGAAAAGATATTGAAGATGCGTAAACTAAAGAATGAAACGAATATAAAGAATCTTATGGAGGACACAACATACATTACCGACCCTAACTCTAGGGATCGTATTGCTCAGTGGAAAAATGGTTCATCAACAAGGTTGAATCAAAAGGCACTGAGACAGGATATGCCGGAAATTTGGCATAATGATAAGTATGTGAATACATCAACTTATCGCACTTTTAAAATCCTATAAAGGAGAGAAAATGGAGATAGTAATAAATAAAGGTAAGAAGAAGAAGCCCCTGAAGATTGGTTTTTTTGGGCAAGGAGGGTCGGGCAAATCGACCGCAATTAAGGATGCTCTGATTGCCGATAAGGAAGGTGGGCTGAATGAAATTGATTGTGAGAGTGTTGATCTAGTCGGGAAAAGTACAGAAGACCTGTACGATTTTTTAAGATACGTTCACAAGCACCACAAGGATATTAAGCAGGATACCATTGCGATTGATTCTATAGATTGGGTTGAGAAGCAAATCCATACTGAAATATGTGCAGATAAAGGAGTTACTTCAGGTTCAATAAACGAAAAACCTCTTTCATTTGGAGTTGGGCATGGAATAGCAATGTCACGTTTTAAAAAACTTTATAGCTCGCTGGATATGGTAAGAGATATAGGTTTCAACATTGCGATTATTTCACACGCAAAAATACAGAGGGTTTCTGACCCGAATCTGGATGAGTATGACCGCTGGGACTTGGCCCTTGAAAGAAATATTAGAAATTATACGAGAGAATGGCTCGATATTTTATGCTATGTTTCGATAGAAACTTTTACAGTCAAGCAGGAAAGTTCTGGGTTTGGTGGAACTAAATTCAAACCCACTACCACAGGAAGACGTTTACTCAATGTTGGGAATGACCCCAGCTATGAGAGTAAAACGAGAATACCTCTACCAGACAAGATGGACTTGGATTGGGGGGTGTTAATGTCTGCAATAGAAAAATCTAGGGCAGATCAGGGCGATACCGCCAAAGAAGAACCAAAGAAGAAAGAAAAGAAGGAGAGTAAAGATGGTACAGACTCCATACGACTTTAGTGTCGAAGATAAGAAAGAACCTCTGGATATGGATGGCGATTTTACGCCCCTGCCAGACGGGGAATACTTAATGTCAATAGATTATGCGGAAATTAAAGACACCGCCTCCGGCAAAGGTGAACAGTTAAAGCTGGAACTTGTTGTTCTGGAATCTCCTACTGGTTCCGGGCAAAACCGGAAGGTCTTTGAATATCACATGATTAGGCATTCCAATGCCCAAACCCAGAAAATCGGGAGAGGGGAAATTACTGAATTGGCAGAAGCGTGTGGATTGCCGATGCCCATAAATATTCAGGATACAGGCCAGTTCCTTAACAAAGCAGTTAGGTGTGAATTATACACACAGAAAGGAACTAACGGCTATCAGGACTCAAATAAAGTCAGAAGATACAAGACGTATCAAGCTAGTCCTGCTCAGTCTACTCAAGTATTAACCCCACCACCTGTGACTACAGCGGAACCCATCAAAGATGATATTCCATTTTAGCACAGATTTGATTTTGTCAGCCGTTGGTCTGTACCTCTGTGGTGCAGTCAGCGGTGTTTCTGGCCTCGCTTTATGTGTATTCATATATGTAAGGCGAGGTAAAATAATTATATTATCCTATGACAAAGTGTAACCATTGCGGAGAGGATTATGAACCTATACAACCATCCAGACAGAAGTTCTGTTCCACTTCATGTAAAGATAAAAATCAATACTGGAAGAATAAATATTCTGGGAATATTCGTGCATTCAAATCTGGTTATCCTAGAAAATTAAGTATCAAACTCTATATGATTGCTCGTAACTCTGATTTAACAGCCCCGTGCCATTACTGCCATACTCGGTTGACTCCAGATAATTTTCAGCTAGATCACAAAGTGGCTATGAGCAAGGGTGGTTTTACAACCAAAGCCCAGATACAACAGGAATCTAACCTCGTTGTGTGCTGTGAAAGCTGTAATCGAGAAAAGGGTAGTCATTATACTTATGAACAATTTTTAGCAAAAAAACAAAATGCCTAAATTCAACGAAGATGCATACAAAGACTGCGATAGCAGAGCAAAAGAAGTTTGGCGAAACTACCTTGAATCGAAGAATATTTTCACCAAAGTTTTTGAGGACTATGGAGCCGATATACAGGCACTTCATCCATATTTCCATGAGGTAGAAATTAAATCATCATGGGAAGATGTGTGGCCTGAATCATGGACTACACTCCATATCCCTGCCCGGAAGAAGAGGCTCCTCAGTAAAGGCAAGGGGTTCTTTGTAGTTTTTAATAAGACCTGCACAAAAGCCAAGTTAGTGGAGAGTAAGGATATGGACGATGTATTTATTGAAAGTATCCCAAACAGCAGGTATCCAGAGGGGGAATTTTTTTATAACATTCCTATTAACTTAACTACTGAAATAACATTATAGTGTGTGTGTGTGTGGACTAAATGGATTTAGATCAAACATGGAAGGTCTTCAGCTCTAAACTACAGAAGACAAAACCAACCGATAATGGCATTGAAGCGTGTTGTCCTGCCCATGAGGATAAAAGAGCTAGCCTGACTGCCTCCTTCACTAAAGATAAGATACTGTTCAAGTGCCAAGCAGGTTGCTCATTTGATTTGGTAGTATCTTCTTTGGGTATGGAACCAAACGATTTTTTTGCCCCGGAATTACCTGCACTTCCTAAACGAATCATAAAAACTTATAAGTATGAGGACAAGGATAAGAACCATGTCTTCAGCGTTGTTAGGTTTGAACCGAAAGACTTTCGACCACAACGGCCCGATGGAAAGTACACTCTGGAAGGTGTCGAGCGTGTACCTTATCGGCTACCTGAAATGCTTAAAGCAATTGAAGATGGTAGAACTATCCTGTTAGTAGAAGGTGAAAAAGATTGTGATAATCTTGCTAAACTTGGAATGGTTGCAACCACTTGTCCAGGTGGTGCAGGGAAGTGGAGGCCAGAGTATTTGCAATGGTTTAAGGGTGCTTCAGTCTGCTGTATTCCAGACAATGACAAGGCAGGTCGGGAAGGTACAGAATTACTTGCACATAAACTTTTACCTGCAACTTCACAAATCTTATGGCTGGAACTTCCTGACATTCCAGAAAAAGGTGATGTCTCTGATTGGATTAAAGTAAAAGGTAATGATGCAGAGAAGTTCAGGGAAGTTGCACAAACTTCTGTGGTCTGGAAACCGAAGGCTACACTTCCAAAGAAACCTGAAGTAAAAAATCTGCACTCAGATTTTTTCTATCCCAAAGGTTTTGTTGGAGACTTAACAAAATTCATTGTAGATAATTCTAAATACCATCAGCCAATCCTTGCACTCTCTGCAAGCCTTGCATACGCTGGAGTATTAATGGGAAGGAAAGTTGCAACTGAAGAAAATACTCGCAGTAATTTATTCATTGCTGCACTTGCTCCTACTGGTCACGGAAAAGAATCTGCAAGATTCATAATAAAGAAATTGGATGCAGATTTGAAGCTGGAGTGTTTTGGTGCAGAAAAAGTAACCTCAAGAGCGGCAATCGAAAGGGTTCTGGCTTGGAGGCAAAGTTCATTGTTTATGATAGATGAATTTGGGTTGTACATGAAAGCAATCTTCAGTACCAATGCCAGTTCGCACCAGTTGGAAATTATGAGTACGTTCATGGAGGTTTTTACTTCCTCTGGAGGTTCTTACTATGGACAAGATAAAGCTAGTCTGAAAGATCAGGAGCGGTTTGAACTGCAACAGCCCTGCTGTTCGATTTATGGAACATCAACCCCTTCTACATTCTGGCAAAGTCTCAATTCGGGAAAAATCGCTGATGGAGCCTTGGGGAGATTCTTATGCTTCAGCACTAATCCAGATAGACCTGCAAGGCAACGTGGAAAGATCATTGGTAAGTTTCCTA